GATCTAAATATTTTTCTTTATAGTTCATATCCTCTCTCTTTGTTATTATCAATAACTGTTGCTAAAAAAACATTAAAACGATTTTTAGCTTTGAGTTATGTTTAATTTCCCCACTCAATATTATTTTTATTAAGCGCAATTAACGGTTCTATATCATCATCATTAGGTATTCTACCTTTTGGTGTTCCGCCTATTAATTTTGTAGTATAATTACAAACTATATTTTTACCATCATGTAGTAATATATAACCCCACCTGTCATATTCCCTGAAAACTAAATAACTTGGTAATATTGTATTTCTACTAAGTTGAATTAATTCATTAAACTTTGGCACATTTAAAAAACAATGAGCATTTTTATTATACCACTTACATTCCACCCAACAAGTTATATCTTTACCATTATAACAATAGCCATCTATTCTGTATTTTTTACTAAATGAACTAAATTGCTTGAAATCAGATTTAATGTGCTTAGAAAAAACTTCAAACAGTCTTTTTTGTTTTACTAAATCTTGTTTTGTTTCTCTTTTTTGTATCATATTTCGATTTAATTAAACCAAACATAACAAGGTGTAAAAGGCATTAAAACGCCTCTTACACTATGCGTTAGTAGCAATAAAGACTATTCATCTTCATCATTTATTTCTTGCTTTATTACATCAACGCTTTTTCCATATTTCATATAAGCATCACAATCATTTAAGTTATGAGCTTCATAATATCCTACTGCGTAATCTGATCTTCTTATTTGCCAATTCTTGTACACTTCCATAGTTTCTAAAATAATTCAGTTTGTTTAGTGTTTTTATGTCATTTGATATATGATACCATCTTATAAAGAAAGTTCATTAGGAGTAAGATAAAGTGCCTTGTTCGGCATTTCTACTAACATAAGTAGGGTTAACATAGTAAACAATCTCTTTTGACTTTCTTTCTTCATATTCTTTTACTGCCTTATAATATGCTTTGTGAATGTCTTTGTTAACAAAATCCCTATTTCTCATATAGCGGACAACTAAGTTTTTTATTTCTCTAGTACGCATAGCCTAAATCTTTTCTAACTGTACTCTGTTCCCGTTGTCTGTCAGCATAAGTAGCACCCCTTAATGCTTTCTGCTCTTCCTCTATTTTTCGCCTTACCCTCATTATACTTTCGGGGTGTGATAGCTTTTTATATCTGAGCAGTAAAAGAAATTCTCTTGCTGTCATTGTTTCACTCTGCCCTATTTCATCCCACCACACCCTCGCTATTAGTTTGTAGTAGCAATCCTGGTATTCTTTGCCTTTTGAACTTTCTAGTAGTTCTTTTACTAAGTCGTAGTGTTTAAGTATTTTCATCTTATTATCCAACCTTTCTTTTCTAGTTCTTTTATTCTCTCCTCATTCTTTGCCTTATTCTCAGCATCCTTTTGCTTTTGTGTTTTCTTTGGTTCTTTAGCCTCTGCTTTTAATCGGGCATACATCTTGGTAAATTTATCATCTTTTAAATGCTCTGCTTTGTGTTTAGAATTTTCTTTTATTCTCTGCGTTACTGCAAACTCTTGTTTTTCTATTGAATATTGGTCTAGTTCGTGAATAATGTTTTGTAGTATAGGTTTACCGTATGGATTGTTTTTTACTAGCCTGTCTGTTATGCAGGTAATATCTGAAATAGTGTAAGAATAATAGTGCTGAATAATATAATTAACCAGGTAGTCAATATGTGCCTCCTGCATATCTGCCTTTAGTATGAATACCATTCTTGCTATCTCTACTGCTAAAATTGATTTACATAGTGGAATGCCTCCATCCGATTCTATGCCCTTAAAAGTAATCTCTGTGCTATTCCATACCCCTTTAAGAGTTACTGCTCTACTGCTCTGCTTTAGTATTATACTTTTTGATAAGGTTTGCTGCTGCGTTTGCAGTTTGTTCTTGGTGTGTTTCATTATTATCAGTTTTTATTGTGTAAAATCCTGTCCATCCTTTATTCATTGATTGCTGCATAATAGATATGGCTGTTTCTTGATTGCCGTCTGCTAAATTACATAATTCTGTTAATGCAGATTGCTCACCAATAATTTTATAGGGTGGTTTTTTTAGTTCCTCACGGTAGTCTTTCCATAGTTCCCATTTATCAGAAAACTTTTTAGTAACAAATGGAATTACCAAAACCCTCTTTTGTTTATTTACTTTACTTTCCTTTACTTTACTCTCCTCTCCTTTACTTGTATTGCTTACGCTATGCTCAGGCAATGCATTTGCATATACTTTTGCATTATTCCATCTTTCATTAGCTGCATCCCTTGCCCTTTTTGACCTTTCTATGTATGGTTGCAGGTATGTTATTTGTTTTATAGAGAAAAATAAGTTATCTTCAATAGTAAATAGGTCAAATTTAGTAACTACTGCTATTAATTTTTCTTTTGATGTATGCCATTCATAAGCCAAATCCTCTATAATATTCAATGGTAGTTTAAACTCTGTCTGTTCCCTGAGTACTTCTAGGAGCATAAAGTACATTCCATAACCCTCAATATCCATTACCCTGCGAAGTTTTACAAGTTTACTATCATTCCTGGCATTGGAATAATGGGGGAAGTAATAAGCGTCTTTTTTCATTTGTTTAGCATTTTTTCTATTTTATATACTTCCCATTCTTTTACCTGACTTTCACAATCAAACATCATTTTTAATTGAGCAGTCATTATTTCTACATCTGCAATCTCTTCAATTATATTATCTACATCCCCTTGTCTATTCATAAACTTTGCTAATGCCATTTGCAGCTCAGCAAGTTCCTCAATAGCTTTTATAATCTGAGCTTGATTACCAAATTTATCTTTATATTTTTTGTATGCTTTTCTTAACATTCCTCAAATTTTAGTTCGTGTTGTTCGTTTATAAATCTGATTTTCACTTCCATTAGGTTTTTAATTGCTTGTTTATAATAACTATCTTTTAATTCTATTCCGATTGATTTACGCCCCAAGCTTACGGGGCTGTATACTTCACTACCAACGCCCATAAATGGAGTTAAAACAACCTCACCAGGGTTTGAATATAGTTCTACTATTCTATCAATAACATCTAATTGCAACGGGTGTACATGCTTTTCATCGTCCTCATCTTTGCTCTCTTTGAACTTTAAAACTTCATCAACTCTTATATCATCCCATACCGAGGAGGCGTACCGTTGCCAAATAATATGAGATAGTTTATTTGTTTTGGGGTCTTTATGGTCTTTGTATTTCTTCTGTAAATATTCTAATGAACCGTATTTATTAACCATTGCTGGAAGTATTGGAGTTTCACCAGCATAATGAGTTAATCCTACTGGGTGAGTAACTGGAATTTTATTTTCACCTCTTTTTTTGAATATTAAAAGATAATCAGGATTTGCGGTAAAACATTCCGTAGAATCTTCAACTATTAATTTATGCATTAATGATCGAACCATTGTTCTTAATCTTACTTTTAACGGTTCTTTCCAAATGGTTATTTTATTACGATAATTAAAACCATATTTCTTATGAAGTGTTATTATTTCGTGTGGAAAATCCCACATAGAACCGTCTTTATTCATTATATCCGTACAATGAACTGCCGTTATTCTACCATCTTTTGTAACGCGTGAAATTTCAGCAATTAAATATTCGTATTGTTGTAAAAACTGTTCTTTAGTTTCACAATTTGAAAAGTCATTATCACTAGAACTGTAATTATACAATCCTGCAAACGGTGGTGAATATACCGATAAATCAACACTTTCCTTTTCTAGTGTTGGAAGTACATACATACAATCACTTTCATAGATTGCATACTGGTCTGTAATTTTTTGATCTTTTACCATATTGGAAGTTTTATGTTTTGATTAAATTCTGATTTCTTTTCTTTATATCCATTTAAGGAAACATTCAACTTATTGAATAATTGATTTGATTTTTCAGCTTTTGCTAACAACCCGTCTAATACTCTTTTTTGACCATCAGAATAAACCAAATCAACCTCAACTGGTTCTGTTTGTCCGAATCTCCAAAACCTGCGAATTGATTGATAATACTGTTCAAAACTAAACGTAGGAAAATACGTAGTATGGTTACAATGTTGCCAATTAAGACCAAAGGCTGTCATTTTCGGCTTTGTTATTAGTTTCTTTATTTCACCATTATAAAAAGCTAACAAAATTTCCTCTTTTTTATCCAGGTTCATCGATCCTTTTATCTCGTATGCTTCTGAATCCATTTGGTTTAACAGTTCGCTTTCTCGGTTATAATTACACCAATAAACAGAAGTTTTATGTTTACTTGCTAATTCAAAAGCACGTTCACATCTAACATCAATAGTCAGTCTTTGTTCTTCTTTTATTTCTGTTAGACGTTTGGCTATCATTGTGAACATTTGTATTTGTCCGTTAATAATCATATTTTCTTTATTCTCAACAGCGTGATAATTTGTAATGAGTTCAGGTAAAACAAATCTAGTATCATCAAATCCTAAGTCGCTAGGTTTACGCATTGAAATACTCCAACTCGAAACCCACTCAAAGAATGATTCTTTTGCATGTCCTTTTAATATCCATTTAGTACCTATGTTCATTGGAGAAATAGTATCTTCATTATTAGTAAAGAACTTTGTTAACATATCGGAATAACCCATATATCCTAACGCCTCTGAACTTGTACCTAATTCGATAAAATCGTTTGGTGAGGGGGTAGCTGTAAATAAATATCTATACTTTACTTTCTTTAAGAACGTAGTAACTTGGGTTTTGATTGATCCTTTGAAGTTTTTTAATATCGAACTTTCATCTAATAGAACACAATCAAAATCCAGGTAATTGAATTTATCTAACCGTTCATAATTACAAACTACAATTTTAGTTTTATAATTGCCGTCTTTTGAATATTCAATATCTCCTACTCCAAACTTTTCAGCCTCACGAATAAATTGAAAAGCAACCGCCAAAGGTGTGATTATCAAAACGGGTTTATTTGTCTTTTGAATATAGTTTTTTGCTATAACTAATTCAATAATTGTTTTACCTAATCCAGTATCTAAAAACACCGCTGCCCTACCTTTTTTAATTGCGTATTCTGAAACGTGTTTTTGAAAGTCAAATAAATAATCAGGAATGAATGTAGGTTCTATTCCATAGTTATTACTTAATTGTGATTTTTGTATTAGAAATTTTTTATATTCCATGTGTTTTTATAAAAAAACCTACACGAGTTCGGCAATGCAGCACCTCCCCCGTATAGGTTCAAAGTTCTTTTATGTCGATTACTGCACTAATCATATTGCAAATATATATTATTATTCCGTACCATCAAACAATACTGATGATTTTATTTTTAGTGCTGAGTTTACAAACCAGATTGCAGCCTTTTGCTCTGCCTCTGTTAGTCTGCCCTTGCTAATACCTGTTATCATCTTGTTACAGAAGTGAACCAGTTTACCATTAACATCTATGTCTGTGTAGGTATCCTCAGGGGTTTTGTTCTGTGCTACTAATTCTATTTCTATCATAGCTTTATAGTTAATGTTTCAGATTCTTTGTACTGTACAACTACCTCACCCGTATCTGGGTCTGAGCCATTACACTCCTTTAAAAGTGTTTCTCTGGCTTTTAATTGTGCCCTAAGCATACACCATTGGCTGTCTGCTGAATAGTCTGCTGTCTTGCGTGTGCCTACTTTTATTAATGCTCCTTTAAAGTCCTGGTTATGGTATTTATCCGCCTCTTCCATAACAACATTCTTAACTCTTATGTCCTTACGGATTGCAGTAACAGCTTTCTCGATTATTCTTAGCCGTATTTCCATTTCCAAAGGGTTAACATTCCCCTCTAAGATTTCACCAATTACATCATTTACAAATTGGTTTACTTCTGTGTTCTTTTGTGGTAATTTTTCAAGTGTTTTCATCTTTTATATTTTCCGTTTTCAACTATAAATATTTTAGGATCATCTGGCATAAAGTATGCCCAATCCATATTAGCAACAACCCTTTTACTTAATACTTTTATAGGGTCTTTAGTACGGTAAACCTCCAGATTGTTTTTTAGAGTTTCCCTGTTCCATTCTATATAAACCCTCCCATCCTGTTTTAAATCAGGTGGGAGTTGTGTTAGAACATTAAGCAAGTCCTGTTCAATAGATGCACCTACAATGTATGCACATAATCTAACCAGGTTTCTTTTTATCCAATTAAAATGATAAACCATCATCACTCGCTTTCCTATCCATTTCAGCATCCATAATCCTACTTTCCTCTTGGCTTTCAAGTTCATCAATACGCCCTCTGTATTCGGGTGTACTTTCAATCATATCCTTTATAAAATCAGGCTGTTTAGCTAACCAATTTAAGTCAAAAGAATCATCATAGTTAAACTCCAAATTTTCATTGTATTGCGGTGGGCATTCAACACCCTTTAGAAGTTGGCTAACAGCACCCACGTTTGAGTATGTGTTACCGTTCCTT